TGTTGCTCTTGTTTCTGTACTTTGTGTTGCTCCATTTACTATTTCATCGAACGGATAATTCTTTCCTGGACAAGCAGTATTATTAACATCTGAATGTTTTAGTACTTTACTTATTCCATATTTTCCTTTTAAATAAGATACTAATTCAATTAAACTATTTTTCTGTGCTACTGGCATTGTTTCATTTTCAAAATTACCTTCTGCACATATACCTATTGAATTATAATTACTTCCATATGCATGAGCACCTATATATTCTTCTGGTCTTAATCTGTACACATTACCATCTTTTCTTACTAAAAAATGGTATCCTGCACCTTCCCAACCATTATTTAAATGCCATTGATGAATTTGTTCTGCGGTACAATTTGAACAAGCGCTATGGTGTAATATTAATCTATCAGTTGATTGTCTTTTACTCATTGATTTAAATTTTAAATTAGTTTCTATTATATTCATTTTCTTACTTCCTTCTTTCTATATATATTTTTACTTTTTGAACTTAATTGCTTTATTTTTTCGTTCTATTCTCCTTTAAATTTTGTTACTGCTTTGTTCCCTAACAAATATGTTGATATAACTGCAATTACTACTGCTATTGTATTTGTTAATTTATCAGCATTAATGTTCCAAATTGGAGCAATACCAATTATTAAAGCATTAATAATAGTTAATACATTAAGAACATACTTTGATATCTTCTTTACCATACTATCTTCCTCCTTCCAATCTTGTTAACCTTAAGTCTATATTTTTTATTTGCTCTTCTACTACAGGCATTCTTCTTGCAAAATTATTATGTTCTCTTACTTCACGTGTAAGTTCTTCTATTTTTGTATCTGTTACTGCCTGATTTTTCTGTGTTTCACTTTTGATGTCATTAACAACCTTCCTATTACTAAATATATTCGTTACGAGCACTCCCGCAAACGACATTACACCAGTAATAATTGCACCTATTAATCCTGTCATGACTTCTCCTTTCCAATTATTAAAACTAATTAGTCCACAATTAGAAAAGACCATTATCAAACTCGATATGGTCTATTTGTGAACTATTACATATTTTTATCCTTCTGGATTCCATAACCAAGTATCATTATATTTTGTCCATTCACCATTGATTTTTATATATTGAATTGCTCTCTTCCATTCACCATTGATTTTTATCCAAGGCATAACAAAGTTGTATTTATTATTTACTTTATATTGCATACCACTGAACGAAGGTAAAGTTAAATAAATAAGCGTATAATCAGTAAAATAATACTTATTTCCATTATTATTTGTTCCACAGGTTAATTTCACTCCTCGTCTGCCTGTTGGACTTTCAAATGTTTCCATACAATCTAAAATTTTTGTCCATTCATATGGATTACTAGATATTTGACTTCCTCTAGCCCAAACACCTGTTACCATTATTTGTACATCCTGAATATCGAAAGCTTTATCAGCTATTCGAATATAACAAGTCCCAACATTTTGTCCACCACTTGACTGACTACTATCTAATTTTATATATAACTCACTTTTAACTGTCCAAGTAAAATCAGCATTTTGTGTAACTTTAAATGTTTGTTTAAATATTGGATTGTTATTATGTGGATTACCATAATAATTTAATGCTTCTCCAGTTAAAGAATTTGTAATTAAACTAGGTAATTTAGCCATTCATATCACCTTCTTAATTGTGTTGGAGATAAATATCTCCATCTTCGCCCAAATCATTTGATGGAATCGTTGTTCCATGTAAAATAACATTTTGCTTATTTTCTACTTTTTTCTTTAAATCAACTACAGTCGAATCAGTATAATATTTAATAGACATATTAAATTTTAAATCTTCTTCCAAATTTAAAGTGCTATTACCTTCTATTAAATCAAAATCTACTTCGCCTAAGTCAATTATTTGTGGTTCTGCTAAAGGATACTGAATAATTACTGGTGTCCCAGCATCATATAATGATTTTAACTTTGCTTTAAATTCTTCTTCACTCATTGAACTTAAAGTATCATCATAAATTTGAACTATGTTTTGTCCTAAAGTAATACCATTAATGCAATTGTAAGTGTTATTTCTATTTGTTGGCTTGAAATGAGAACATAATAAATCTGGTATTACATCACTGTTTATACTTGGTAATCCATCGCAAGTGATATTAAATCTATATTTATTACTTTGCAATGTAGTTTGCCTTGTTATTGACTCATTACCAGTTAAAACAACTTCTTTTATTTTTTTATTTATCTTTACTCTACCATTTTCAATTGCCAATTCATCTTTTACTGATTTATCTTTGTTAGAACATAAGTTGTTACCTTTTAAAACAATATTCATTATCTTTTTTTGATATGGTTCATATGGTTTAATAATTGTTCCTTCCATCAGCTGTGCATTTGTTGGTATTAACTCTAAATTTATTGCAAATTTTATATATTTACAATTTTCTGGAGTTGTAAAATAATCAACTGCAGTTCCTGTTCTAGATAAATAGTTTTTATTTTTATCATAATAATCAATATAACAAACCTTATTTACTTCATTAGAACTAAATTTATATGTAGTTTTTTCTTTTACTTTTACAAAATCATTTACACCACTATAGCCACTCCAGTATAAAACATTACCTTGTGATGTTATTTTTTTTACGGTAAATGGTGTTTCGTCAATATTGAGTATATTTTCACCAACATTTTCTAATTGTAAATAATTACTTCCATATGGTACATAATCATTTACTTTTTCACTTAACATAATTTTAACATTATTTGCATTAGTTATTGTTGTTCCTACTTTTGCCCAAAATACAACAGCAACTGTTCTTATCGTTTTATTTGCAATTCTAGCAACCTTGTTTGGAATTATGTTTTGTTGTGTTTCATCCGTGTAATAAACCCTTAAACAAATATTGAAATTTGCACCATCATATGGTTGACTACAATAGAAATAATAATCTTTATTTGATTGTATTTTTTTACTCAATATTAAAATTTGTTTATTATAATCTTTATCTACTACAGTTCCACTTAAATCAAATGTATTGTTGTCGTTTTTTTTCAAAGTAATGCCGTTTATGGTACAAGTATCTATTAGCAAACTTTCATCAATTAAATTCTCTATACCTTTAATATTTTCTATCTCTTGCGGATAATTCGGACTTGGACTTACTTGTCCTCCAACATATGGTTCAAAAGAAGTATCAGCAGTATCTGTACCTTTACATAACATATATTTATTTGTTATTGTTAATGATTCATCTCCCCAATAACTCGTAGTAGATGATTGTATAGCAACAGTATAAGAAACATATAATGATTTGTCGATAATAAATGAGGCTTTTTTTGAAATAGAATTGTAATACATATAGGTTCCATCTTTTTTCTTTGCATTTATTTGAATATATGATTTACCGTTTGTTATTTCTTGAGATATAGTATATGTTTGTCCATCTTCTAACTTATCTATAATATTTTGACTTTTCATTATTAAAGTATAATTTGTTGTAGGTTTACCAGTTGTTGTTATACTTCCATCAGAGTTTATAGTGTTTGTTAATCCATTTATACTTTGTAAGTTATCTATATAATTTAATAAATTCTTTCCTGTATATGTTTTCTGCTCTGTTTTACCTTCTAATGAAAATTTAACAACACCTTTGTTATTAACTATTTTTAAATCCTCTTCACCAGAAACTTCATCAGTAATGCCTGTAGGAATATGAACAGAATCTCCAACATTTTTACCATTTGCTAATAATTGTAAATTATTTGAATCTAAATCATATTTTGCATTATCTACTTTATTAGAATTTAGATTATTAATTTGATTTTGTAAATTACCTGCAGCATCAGAATCCAATTGATTTTTAATACTATCAAACCATGTATCGAATCCATTTGTACTATCAGCAATAAATTTATCAAAAATTGCTTGCATTTGGATAAATAATTGTTCTGTATCAGGAGTTTTTATTGGTGAAATAACATTCCCACAATCACTATTAATAAATCTACAATCTTCTATTAAATCTTGTGTTATTTCTGTTGTCCCTGCTGGAATATAAACTTTTGCAATTCTCAGATCATAAATTGTTGATGTTCTTGTTAAATCAGGCGCTACTGGATTATTTAAAAATGAGCCTTTTATTACTTGTGTGGAAATATTTCTATTTGTTAGGTCTAATCTAATAACAATATTATCAATACGATTTAAAACACCATCAGCATTTTCTATTGTTAAAGTTTTAGATTGTTTATTTCTATATCTATAACCATTAATAAATGCTCTACCTGTGCTAACATTAACTGCCATATCATTTGTGTTGCCTAATACTTGACAGCCATTATTAAAAATACCATTTGTAAAAAACGGGATAAAATATTCTGCAAAATCTTCCGCATAATAAATTCTATCACCATCTACATCATTAAAAAAACTTGATTCTTCCATTTTTCATTCCTCCTTAATCATCAATCGTAAGATTTTCAACAAATGGTGTTCCAAATGTTGCAAATATCTTTTGATTATTGTTTTCTATGGTTTCTTCTATTTCTGTTATTCTTTTTTTCATCATGATACCCCATGACTCTTTCTTAATATTTACAATATCACCTAAATCCCATAAGTTCTTATAGTCATCCGCATATACTGTTACTTCAAGTGTTTCTGTAGATTCTATTAATTTTTCTGAACCTTTAGTTTTCAATGCTTCTTTATATTCTGAAAGTGTTGAATCACCTTGATTTTCAGACTTTGCATCTACAAATACTTCTCTTAAATCAAAATCTGTATTGTTACCATTCTTAATTTCTACCATGACCCTATTTTCATCTTCACCTTGCCCACCTACTAAAACATAATTTTTTTCTGTTTTAGCACTATAGGTATATTCTGCCTTTTCTATATTTGATTTATCTTCACTAAATTCATATCTAGAATTTACTGATTGATTTTCTGTTCTATCTAATCCTTGATAATTTTCATAAATCATTCTCTTATTCGGAATATCAACGGATATTCTGTGTGCTATTGATGATATTTTTGCTAAATTAACTAAGTATTCATAAACATTTTTATAACTGACTTGAAAAACAACACTTTCTGAATCAAGTGTTGCTTCGCTTATATTCAATTTGGAAAAAGGTGTCATTTCATTCAAGATTTTTCTTTCTCCTGACAATATTTTTCCACTAAAATTAATTTTATTTTTTATAATTCTTCTATCTAATATACTCGATAAAAATCTACCATAAATTACAACCTCAATACCATCCTCGGCAGCATCGTTTATCGTAAAACTTTCAATAATTCCAACTTCTATGGAATCATCTCTTATAATTAGATTATCTTTTTGCAAAAACTTGATTGTTTGATTGTTTAGTGGAATATGAAGTTCAAATTCACCTGCTTCATAATATTTTCTTCGCCATCGCAAGGACTTGAAAAAATCTATAATACCAATAAAGTCTAAATTTCTAGTATAAACATATATATCAAACTCTTTTATCATCATACTGCCTCATATTCATTTACATATTCGATAACTGCCTCAAGATTATCAACACCTGTATCAGCATTATATCTATATGTGTTACTTCCATGATGAACCTGTAAAAATTTACTACCATAAACCATTAAATTATTTATATTTTGTTCAATTCCACTTGTAACTGGTATGTAAGTAATATTTTTATTTTGTCTATATGTATTTACAATAATCTTATCTCCTGCTTCCATTGTTTTTTCTATCTTCATTTCCTCTCTTGTATCAACATTAAACAACGATGGATTAACAACAGTATCATTTGCAGTAAAGGTTAAAGTCATACCAAATTCAATATTAGTATCATTTTGAATTGTTGCCATTGAAGTTGTATTTTTTACACCAAACTTTATTCCTGTATTACGTGGTATTTTTAAAGCAAATTTAAAACAAGGCGACCAAGTAGCCATTTGAAGTGTTGTTTTTTCTAAATCTGTAAAATATGGATTAGGACATATTAAAGATATTTGGAACTGTTTATGCAATCCTTTATTATCAATTTGAACAGACTCTACTTTATATTCAATTTTTCTTTCTAAATCATCTTCATAGTAATAAAGTATTCCTGTAGATTTTAAAGGAAAAGAGCGATAAAGTTTTTGTCTATTATTTATTACATTATCTCTAATAGCGCCTTTTATAAGAATATTTCTTTTTTCTACGCTTGTACCAATATAATTTTCACCTATAGAGTAAGCACTTTTCATTCCTGCAACCACTCCTAAGACTTCATGTAATCCATCAACGCTTTTTAGAAAGAAAGGAAATTTATACTCAAAAATTATTCTTTCTTTCAAGTAATTTTCACATATTATTTTTTTCGACATTTTAAGCACCTACCAAATCTAAATATTGTTTTTCTTTTCTAATTTGTCTTGCATATTCACTTGGCGAAGCAGTTGTTGAATAAAAGTTATAAGTATTATTTTCAACTTTACTAGAAGTTTGATTATTTAAACCATTGCTTAATGTACCTAGTGAAAATATTGAGTTTGGTTTATCTAAGTTAACTTTGGTTGATAAATCTAAATCCGTAGGCAATGCCCTTTGAATTGTATCATTTACATTAACCATCTCTTGCTGAAATCCAATACCAATGCCCTTTGCCATATTAACACCAATTTCATCTCTAAATACCCTTGATGGTGAATGAATTCCAAATACACCTTTAACACCATTTAGGATTGACTTTCCAAATCCTTTAATTTTATCTAAAATCCAATATTTAGCATTATTAATACCATTCCATAATCCTTGAACCATATTTTTACCTACATCAAGCATACCTGTAATACCACTTACAATACCATCTTTTACCTTTCCTAATAAATTTTTACCTAATTCACTAAGTTTACCATAGTAACTGACTATACCATTTATTAAAGATAAAATTATTTGTGGAATTTTAGAAATTAATTGTGGAATCGCTTGTATTAATCCCTCTGCTAATTTAATTATTAATGTGATACCCGCTTCAATTATTTTTGGCAAGTTATTAACAATTGCTTGAACTAATTTATCTATTATTTGAGGAATTCTATCAATTAATTGTGGCAATGCCTCAATTAAACCATCTGTTAAACCAATTAATAGTTGAATACCTGCATCAATTATTAAATCAATGTTATCTAATAATGTATCTACCATAGTAATAACTGCATCAACCATTTGTGGAATTAAGGTAGGTAAAGATTTGGCTATCCCATTAGCCAATTCTACTAAAATTGTAATCCCCATTTGTAATATTGAAGGCAAATTATCAGTTATCACTTTTACTATTGTTTGAATTATTTGTGATACACTCTCCATTATTTTAGGAAGACTTTCCTGTAATCCAACAATCATTGTTTGAATAGTATTACTAATTAATTCTACAAACTTTGGTGATTCTGCAACTAATTTGTTGATTAAGTTGGGTACTTCTGCAACTATGGTTTCTGTTATTGTATAAACAACTGGCAATACATTATCCATAACGGTAACTGCACTTTGTACTAAATTATCTATTAAACCACTTATATCCTGTCCACTAGCTAATCCAGTCAAGAAATTTTGCCATGATGATTTCATTGATGAAATAGAACCTTGTATTGTCGTACTTGCTTCTTTAGCGGTTGTACCTGTAACACCTAATTCGCCTTGAATTACATGGATTGCATTATAAACATCGCTCAAATTAGAAATATCATATTTAACACCGCTGATTTTCTGTGCATCTTTTAATAGCCTCTTCATCTCTTCTTTTGTTCCACCATATCCAAGTTTTAAGTTATCAAGCATTGTATAGTTTTGCTTTGCAAAACCTTGATAAGCATTTTGAATACTTGTCATATCAGTACCCATTTTATTCGCATTATCAGCCATGTCTGTAATTGCCATATCAGCAACCTCTGCACTTTTAGCAGTATCATCATTTAAACTTTGCAAAAGACTTGCAGAGAAACTTGTAACTGTTTCCATGTATTGATTTGCAGATAAACCTGCTGTTTTATATGCATTATTTGCATAACCCTCAACAACACCAGCACTATCTTTAAATAATGTTTCAACACCACCAATCAATTGTTCATAATCAGCATAACTATTAAGAGCAGATTTACCAATGTCTAATAAAGCAGAACCAACTGTCTTCATTGCCCCTGCTAAACCCTTGATACCTGCTATAATACCTTCACTTATTATGTTACCTTTGATTAAATCACCTAATGTTAGAGCATTATTACCTGCTTTTTCTTCCTCTGTTGAAAAATCTTTCACTGATTTAGCATCGTTATCAAAACTCTTACCTGCTTTATCTAAAATAGAATTATTATCCTGGATCTTTTTAGACAAATCACTACATTCTGATTTAGCATTATTCATCTTAACTCTATAGTCATTAATTTTTCTGTTATTATTATCATAACCTGCTTCTACCTTTGACAATGCTTTTTCTAAATCAGCAATTACTTTTTCCTGTTTCGATATTTCTGAACTTGTTGCAGTAGTGCTATTTTTCATTTTTTCTAAGGTTTGTTGTTCAGTGATTAATGTGTTTTTTAATTTATCTATTTCATTTTTATTTTTTGTTTGTTGTTCAGTAAAGTCTTTAATAGCATTGGCGCATGTTTTAACAATGTTTTGTTCTTCTTGTAACTTTTTATTTAAAGTATCATTTTTTATTCTCAAATCGCCTATTTTTTCACCATTATTAGTGAACTCTGTTGAGGCTAATTTTAATTCACTACTAACTGCTTTTAAATTACTATTAATATTTCTTAATGCTTTTACATATTCACTTTCACCAGTTAACTTTACTGTTCCTCCAAATGAACTTGCCATATTACACCTCCTAATCTAACCATTCGTCATTTTTTGATTGTTCCTTTGCTACTTCACTATAAGTAGTTTCTTTTTCTAAATCGTGATAAAATTTATATAGTTCCCATTGTCTATTAAACTTTCTTAAAGTCATTCTAAAAACTTCTTTTTCTGAATAACCTAATTTGGTATGACCTATAAACAAAAACCACGAGAAATCTATTGGTTCATCCTTTTCTTCCTCGTGGATTATTCGTTTTTTGATGTATCATCCTGTGTCGATTCAATAACAGTTTGATTTAATTTATTGGTAGCATTTGCTATACCCATGGCAGTTATTAGTCTACCTACTTGTTTATTAGTTAATAGTGGTTGATTGGTATTATTAGTTTCATTATCAATGTCAATTGCTTCATTTAACATTTCTTTAATACCAAATATTAATGCTTTTATATCTACTTCCTTAGTTTCATAAACTTCTACTTCGATATCCTCGTTATTTTCATTTTTTACTGTTTTAGTAACTGGTTCGCCTTTTTCATCTAACTTTAAAATTCTTTCACCATTTTCATCGTAAGCATATCCATCTGTAAGTTCACCCCATTTGGTAAAAGTTCCATATTCTATTTGAATCGCTTGCATAACATTAAGATTAAATATTGCCTTATATTCTTTTCCATTAACTGTAAATACTGTTTCCTTTTCTTTCATTTCTAAATACCTCCTTATATAACAAAAAAAAGAGTAAAGACTAGATTATAATTTCCAGTTCTTTACCCTTTCTTCTACCAGATTTTTTCACTGTTTCTTCGAAAAGATTTATATTCTATTTAGTTGTACTTTTTGCACTATTTGATGCTTGAGTAACTTCTGAAGCAGTTAATAAACCATCTAAATAATCACTAGCATCTTTATAAGTTGTAAATGTTTTTGATTTAGACCATTCACCATCTTTTTTTCTCATTACTGAACCCTCAATTGATACAGTAGTGAACTCAATAGATTCACCTTTTGTTTTCTCATCAGGCATGGTATCTTTGAATTTAACTTTTGATAAGTATTCAACTTTATATTTGTAAATACCACCAACGATTTTTGTTAAAATTCTACCAAAAGCAATATATGGAGCAACATCAGTATCTTTACGAACTATTTCACCATCTTCACTTATTTTATGACCTAGTAAAGGTGCAAAAATAGTGTCATCGTCATCATCTACTGTGATTGTTGCTGTTCCTTTATTAAAAGTATAATCACTTTCACAAAGTCCATCATCACCATAGAGTTCAGCACTATTAAGTTCAAGAGATACTTTGCAATCTACTGCTTTACCTAGTGTTTTAGGTTCTATAACTTTTTCATTTTCATCTAATAATGAATATCTAAAATTCTTTAAACCAATTCTTGCCATTTAAATTCTCCTCTCCTTAGCAAAAGTTATTGTTTTATGATAAAGTCCTGTTTCTTCTTCATACATATCAATACTATCTTCTATCCATACAAAATTATGTTCTAACATAACTTGCTTTAACTCTGAAACAATGGCTAAATAATTGCCATCACTGTATATATCAAAATCAAATGATGATGCACTATAGATTGGTGCATCATCACCACACAATAAAGGATTATTTTCTAATTCCATATAAGTTATATATGTTTTAGATTTACCTCTATATCTTAAAAATGCAAATGGTATTTTCTTATTATCTATTTTAAATTTATCCAATATATTTTCTATTTCATTATTCATAATCTAATCATCCTTTTGGTAAGTATTCTTTTTCTTTTTGTTTCATAGCACTTTCAATCTCTGCCTTTTTAAATGATTTTCTAAAAAAAGGTTTCTTTACTTCACCATGACTTGTTCCATATTCTCTTGCCATTGCAACTAATGGTGCAGGATGCTTTTTTTCAGAATCCAAATAACCATAAATCATGACTTTATTATTAATTCCATCATCGGATGGAGTTCTATATGTTTTTGAAACAAATAAGCACTCACTTAACCTATCAGTTTTTTTAAATGACTTTGACATATTATTTTTCACAATCCTTGCAACTGTTTCTGCACCTGCCTTTGTCATCTCACCCATCATTTTAGGTGTTGCTATTGCCAATTCTTCAAATTCTTTTATTAAATCACTTGGCAATTCTTGATTAAAGTGTGCCACTACTTATCAACAACTTTCGCTTGTATTTCAAATTCAATAGAATCTTCATTAATATTATTTAAATATTCAATAGAATAAGTTTTACCATTGAATTTAATTTTCATATCTCTTGTAATTATAATATTAGCAGGATATCTAATTGTAAAATTAGTATATGCTTTTTCAAAATCTGAATTATTCTGAATGAGTGTATAGCCTTTAGTAGTTTTTACACTAGCATAGGTTTTTAATATTAATACTTCAGTTGGTTTTACAAAACCATCATTATCTTTAATATTCTCGATACTAAAAATTTCAATTAGTTTATTATATTTACCTGCATTTTTAACAATATTACTCACTATAATAAATTCCTAGAGTGCATATCAAGTATAGATTGAACAACTTTATTGACATTATTATTATCAACATAGTAACTTCTTGTGTCATACATATCTTGACATAAGACATATGCAACAATAACTAAATCATCATATTGTTCTAAATTCTTATCATCTAATCCTGTATTGTTTTTGATATAATCAATAGCAACTTTTTTTATTGTTTCAAGATATTTTTTATCTTCTTCTGAAATATCAGATAATCGTAAATAGTTTTTTAAACTATCTACTGTTATTTCACTAACTTTAGTAATCATAACAATTCCTCCTTTCATGGAGTCGCCTGAACATTGAAATTTCTTACTCTTTATCAGTTTTAGGTTCTTTGCTTGATTTACCATCTTCTTTTGACTCTTCAACATTATCTAAATTATCTTTATCTTCATCAACATTTTCTTTTAACTTTAATTCTTCTTCTAATTCAACAATTCTATCTGATAAAGTCTGAATTTCACTATCTTTATCATTTAACTGTTTTGTTAAATCATTGATAGTTTTTTCCATTTCTTTATTAGACATTGCTTTTTCAGAATAAAATGTAATAAATCCTGCATTTTCAAGAGCAGTGGCTAAAGATTTATCTTTGATATCAATAACCTTGCCCTTTGATGCAGATATTTTACTATTAGCAAATCCTTTATTTACTAGATACATAAGTTACCTCCTATTATGCTTTGATAGTTAATTTAGATAATTTTTGAAGGTGTTCAATTTTAGCATCGCATTCTAACCAAGCAACTACACCTGTTGCATGTTGAGTAGCATATTTTTCTCTTAACACTTGAATTTCAAGAGATTTAGATGTTTTTAAAGCAATACCACTAAAGTTACCAAATGTGATTGGAGATTTACCACCTTCAATTCCATCTTTATTATCAGAAACATAAACAGGATATCCTAGAACCATACCATCAAATTCACCTGTTGGATCTGGTACAAAGATTGGTCTATCATTGCCATCTTTCATTGTTTCAAGCACTGTTTGAGTATCTTGATTCATAACCCAAATAGAACCTTTTCTGAATGATTGAATAACTTTATTTTTAACTTTTACTAAATCATCATAAGAGATAACACCTGCTACTTCTGATTCAACTGTTTGTGATGCAGGAATTTCGCTACATCCAGTAATTTTTCCTTCAGTACCATTAAGTACTTCACCCTCTAAAAATAATTTTATATATTCAGCAATAACATTGATAACAATATTTACTAAATCAATATCAGTATTATTGACTAAAGAGTTACCAATTTTTGCTAAAGCACCAATTAAGTAATCTTTTAAAGTTACTGATGAGAACTTACCTGCCTTTTCTACTAATTCATTAAAGTCCTCACCATATGCAACAGTGATATCATCACCATTATTAGCACCATAAACAGGAATTTCTAAATTTCCTTTTGTATTATATTTTGTTGCTTTTTCTAGGATAGGCGACATATTGTGAGCAGTCATAATTATTTTATTTGCAATTGTTGTTGGAACAATTACACCATTACTACCTTTGGTAAATTGACTACCATTTTCTGCTCTTTCTTCATTTAATACTTCGTTTCTGATGAATTTAGCAAAGTTTTCAACATCTCTTTGTTCAATTTCTAATGCTCTTGTTTCTTCATCCATGTTTTCTTCCTCCTTTTTTTTATCTTCTTCTTTCTTTTTGTCATCAACTAATTCTCTACTATCTTCGAATGCTTTAATAGTGTTGTTGATTGCCTCTATTTGTGTTTTTAATTCATCAAATATTTTTTGTTCATCTTCTGTAAATGCTCTTTCTTCTGCTTTTACATCATTTAGTAACTTATCCATTTGAGTTACTTTTTCATTTTTTTGTTCTTCTAAACTTTTCTTATTCATTTTTACTTTCCTCCTTTAAGTTCTTTTAGAACATTCTCATAACTTGAGTAATCTATTTTTTTATCATCCACTTTTGGTGGTTGTTCAGGCACTTCCTCATCTGACCTTATTTCTTTATAACCACCACGAACTACTTTAACTTGATTATTGCTATCAATATTAACTGTTCCATCGGTTATTGAATAAGGCATTTTATACAATTGGCTACCATCTTGAATTGTTCCATAAACAAATTCATCATCATAATCTTCTAACCAGCCATCTTTAAATAATTGCCTATAAGCACTATTTAAAACCTCTCTTTTTTGCGATGCCGTCATGTCACCAAAATTTGGTGTTGATTCATCACCTTTTTTTTCAATAGAAAAAGAGTTATTTTCAAACTCTTCATCTCTATATTCAATCACAGTTGGATTACCATCTCTTAATTCAATGCTTGTACCAAGGTACGCGGGTATTTTTTTATCATCTATAATTGATACCTCAAATAAATCAATATCCCTTACACTTCTTTCTCTTAATCCACTATTATTAATAACTTCTTCATCTTTATTACAAGTAAACCCAAAAGACCAACCTCTTAATTTTTTCTTTTTTGCTTTTTCAATAACATCAGCATCAGTTATTTCAACTATTGCTCTTAAACCAATATTATCTTCATATAATTTTGCACTCCCATCTTTTGTATTCGCAAGTTCCTTATCATAATCATGATTTAAAAGAACTTTAATAGCATTATTTTTTTCTAATGCCCTGCGGAATACAGATGGCATTATTTTTTCTATAAATTGTCCTCGTTTATCGTAAAGAATTTTAGAAAACCTATCTACTGCATTTACATATCCATCAATGATAACTTTGTTATCTCTTACTTCTATTTTCATTGATTTTCACCTCCTCCTTTTTCTATGTTCATTACTGAACCAGTGTTAGGTGTATAATATTTGCCAGTTTTAACATCATATAAAACATTTGCTAAATTCATACTTACAACATCTAATCCATCAATTGAATCATAATCTTCTGCATATCTAATTTCATTCTTTGTCATCCATCCTGTATCAGACGCAATCTTATATGCTTCATATCGTTCTTTTAATGAACCTCTTGTAATCTTCTTAGTATCAAAAGCAAAATAGTAAGTATCTTTTTCACTTTCTAACAAAAAATGATTATTTAATTCAGTTTCTATTGCACTAATAATTGGCATTACTGCATCTTTGATAGTATCACTATAATTAGAAGATATATGAAACACATCGTTAATATCTTCTTTTAGGGTTTTCTTTCGTTCGTTCATTTGCAATTCGACAGATGAACTTGCCCCCTCTTTAAAACTAATACCATCATTTAACACAATTACATTCTCTTCATTGTTACCACCATAGTATTTATCCCAAGCCTCTTTTAATAGTTTAATTTCATCTTTTCCTAATCTCCTAGTGGCAGTAAGGAAGCCTTTTTTTGCACCACCTTTTTTAACCAATCCTAATTCATACATTATTGTAGTAAAAGCAGTTTCTATTGAATTTGATATTTCTTCAATAGCACTCGTTCCTTTGTAGCCACAGGTTGTATTTCTTACGATTGTTAAAAAATCATACATTTCATAATCTTTGCCATAAACATTGTATTTAACATCTTTGAATATTGGATCATAATTAGATTGAAAAGAAACATAATCAGGTTCAATATATCTTAAAGATTTAAATTCATTTCTATCTTTTTCAATATAAACATAAGCACCTTTTTCAGTAAGATAGTCATATGCAATTGACTTTTTCAAGTTAAAAGGATTAAGTAAATCTCCTGTTTGAGTATTAAGGATTTTCAGTCTTACATCATTTTTTATTTCTTCAACTGTTTCTATACCATTTTTATCAGTTTTATATCTATACATCTTTATTGGCAAGATAGCAATTGAATTTGAAATTCTATCTACTGCACTAGAAATAGCAGGTATTGACAATGCCTTTTCTTTTGTAATTTTTTCACCTTTTAATAAACTTTTTAAAAGTAAATCTTGTGGTGAGTCATTACTTGCTTCAGTTGTGTTTTCATCGCTAACTTCAACATCTTTAGATTCTTCTCGTTTTAAAATTCTATTAAGTATTGACATCGCTATACCTCCTTTCTATAACATGAAAAAAACAAACATTTCTGTTTGCCTTTTATTTATACTTATCTACTATACATTATAACATTAATAGGGTGTGAAAAATGTGAAAGTTATGCAACCTGAACAAAAAAGTTTCCATTTTCAAGAAATACTTCTTGTTGTAATAAGTAAATACTATTAATAAGTGCTACAACCATATCTATTTTTCCGTTTGATTTCTTTTTATTAACATAACGGTTCATATTTGTATCATATACACATCTTGCATTTTGAAAATTTATTTCTAATAATTTATTTTCTTCATATTGAAATTTTCCATCCATAATCTTTTCATAAAGTAGTTTAGTAGGTGGATGAAGTGTATCAGAGTGTTGTCTAATTTGTACAGTATTATATTTTTCATCCCACTTTTGAGCAGATGATAGAGCATTGTATCTGTCATAGCCTATTGCCATAACAGTTACATCATATTTATTTTCAATTTCAAAAACAAAATCTTCTATTACTTTATAATCTACTGTTCTATCACCACAAGCAATACATTTCATGGCATTGATAAATTCATTATAATTAATTTTTTCAAACTGATTTTTTTCTTCAATTCTTCCTTCTGGTATAAACGATATTGCTTCTGCTAATATTGTGTCATTATCATTACTTGTCATTGCAACTGAACAGTTATCATTTGTCATAGATAAGTCAACACCAATATAAACTTCTTTACCTGCCCAGTCAATTTTATCAACCTTGCACTTTTGTACTTCTGTTACATCTATAAAACTTTCAGTTCCTGCACCTTGATAAATAATATTACAATGTTTAGTTAAAAAGTTTTCTCTTTTACTTTCCATTTCTATTGCTTTGTTTCTTTTGGCAATTAAATCTTTATATATTTTTTCCACTTCAATTGCTAAAGGGTTAGATTGTAAAATAATATTATCATCAGTAGTCCAGTTTTTAGTTTCATCAGGTTCATATAATAAAGCAAATACTGTTTCATCAGGAACTGGCAAAGTGTTATCTAATACCTTTTTAGCATAACTTACTTCTGTTTCCATTGGGTTATCAACAGTTGGATATTTTGTTGATATAATAAAACCTAGTTTATTAATTACTAATAATTGTCCTGACCTCATCGCTTCAATAGGATAATCACTAGGCAATGCCCCTACTTCGTCAGCAACAAAAACATTCGGTTCTTTTCCATCCATTCTATCCTTAGAATAATTTAATGGTGTATATACTGATTCTGTTAATGTATGCCTAATACAATCTCTCAATATTTTAAACTCACCATCTTCAAAAATTTCTGTATTGGCTTTTATAAGTGGTTCTAATGCTTTTTTAATTTCTTTTGCTAACGCACCATCGGGAGCAACAGAATAGAATTGTGAATACCTTGGTTCTAAATAAAATAATAATAAAACCATCAGTGCAACAATAAATGTTTTACCATTTTTTCTGCATATCTCCAATATTACCGTTTCATATCTTCTTTTGTTTTTATCATCACGATAAACAGTACATAAACTAGCAACAATAATAAGCCATTGATATCCTGCAAGGGCATCATAGATTTTTTTACCTACTTTAATACCTTTTGCCATGACTAATATTTTAAGTATCTTATCAATCTTTTTTATTCTACTAACATTTATAACATACTTACTAGATTTATCATCTGCAATATCTAAAAATATCTTGCATTGTTTTTTTACATATTTAGGAGATATAAAATTTTTTTCACCATTCAACTCAAAATATAATGGTGGTGGTTTTATTGTTCCATCAACTATTTGTTTTGCGTACCTGTAACTTGGATGATTTTCTAAAACATTATTCTTCATTGTCATCATCTTCATCATTCAAGATATCCATTAATGTTTTGTTTTTAGTAGATTGGGTGTTGATAGATATTTTTGCTCTTGCTTGAGGTGATAATGACAATTCATTACAACATCTAAAAAAGTCTTTAGAATACATATCTCTTACCGACTTTAAATTTATTATAGTTTTGGCATCAAAACTATAACCTTTCTTACTTTTGTTATTCTTATCAACATAATCATATTCACCTGCACTATTAATTTCTTTTTCAATGCTTTCAAGCCTTTCAATAGTAATAGCAGTTTGATTTAATAGGTATGTATCTAAATTACTTAATATATCAGGATTCAAGTTGTTAAGAATATCTTTAAAGATTGCCTTTTGTCTTTTTGTAAGATAAGAAAATGGTTTTATATTATCATTGTTACCTCTTAATTTTTTTTCAGTTTCTTCTCTTGCTTTTCTTTCTTGCTTACTCATTTTTTGCGAGTTAGTATCAATTGCTTTTGCTGGTCTACCCATATCTATCACCTCCTAACTTTTCAACAATTGATGGATTTTTTTCATTTTGGGCATTTTTCACACTTTTAGGTGGCAGGTAGGTTTTGAAACAACGATAAAATTCCAAATTAAAAGACAGGGGGGATGGTTACTGCGTCTACCTCTTGCCTTATTTCTTCAAAATTACAATTAGAATCTATAAGTTTATATAAAATATTTCTTGGTATAACATTGTTGTCTGCTAACTTGTGGTGATAACAACATAAAGTAATTAAGTTATCATCATCTAATCGCTTATTAAAGTCTTCTTCTAATGGTGTTATGTGATGAACCTCAAGTTTATTAAAGTTAAATACATTAGTAGTTTCATAGATGTTTGCTAAACAACATCTGCATAAATGTTTATCTCTTTCGCGTATTTCTTCACTCTTTTTATGCCATTTATAAGTCTTTCTAAATTTATCGGCATTAGTTAAACCTCTTACCTGTCTGTTCTTATAACAAACCTTGTTAAAATCATGTATTTTTCCACACCTGCTACAACTTTTCAACATAAAATATCTCCTTGCATAGAAAAAGACAACTTAATCGTTGTCTTGATATATACTTCTATAACTACATTATAACATTAATAGAGTGTGAAAAATGTGAAAGTTTTATAGTAAATTTAAGAAAAATTACACATTTTTCATTTATTTTTTATCTTTTAAAGTAGTTATTGCCATGTCAATATGTATTGGCGAAAAATTATCTACTTCTTTATAATCAGATTGCTCTATTAATTTTAATGCTTTATTAATAATTATATTTTGGTTTTCTATTAAGTCATTAAGCACATCATATTCTTTAACAGTTACTACATACCTTTCCATAGCACTCATATTTTTAAATTCTTCAAAACTTGGTAAGTCTATTTTTTCTATTTTCTTATCTCCTTCTATGATTTCTACCTCATCATTTATAAAATCATTTGTTGGTGAATCATTAAATAAATGCTGAAAGAAACCACCAATGTCGTTAATATAACGATAATCCTGATTTTCGCTAACATAAACATAAATTTTGCCATTATATTTTATTTTTTTTGGTGCTTTACCATCTTTAATTAATCCTAATAATTCATATATTGTTATTTTCATTATTCTTCCTCACTTTCTTATTCAAAAATCATTTTTATTACTAAAATCAATAGTGCCAAAATGCACAATACCAATAAAACAATTAAGCCTATTTCTAACCATTGTGGTACTGCATAACCACTACAATTGCTTATGTGTGGCACAATAATAGGTCTTACAGGGCTTATACTTAATAACATTATTCTTCACTCACTTTCTCTATTAAAATTCTATTCTTAAATATTCATCATCTTTTATTAAATAAAATATACTTCCATAATAATCGTCTTCCCATCTTGTTACTTGATAAACAAAATGCCCTTCTGCTTGTTTATATGCTCTACAATTATTATCAAACAAAATATATTCTTTACCATCTTTATCAACTTCAACCTTATGATTTTCAAATTCATTTATATAATCTCCATATTTCATATCAATAATATCTACTAATCTTTTTTCTAAACTTTTCTCTAATTCAGTATATTGTTTTCTTAAATCTAAATATTTTCTTATGTCATTTAAGTCATTATCTTTAATCTTTAACATCGCTATCACCTACTATTACTCTTTCACCACTTGAATTTTCGCAATATATAAATCCATTTTCTACATAAAATTTTAAATATTTTGCATTTTTAATATCAACGATATCAATTATTCTTTTCACTATTATCACCTAACTTATAAAATTCTAAAAATTTATTATGGTCATAATCAATTAAATCAAATGTATATATGTTTAAATCTAATATTTGTTGTGCTGTTAAAGTAGTATTACAATTTCCCATCATTAATTGAATAGAACCATTTATTGCTTGATATATTTTAAAATAGCCTTTACATTTTCCAAATTTTATTTCATAACAATATTTATTCATTACTATCACTTCCTTCCAATTCTTTTAATGCTTTACCCATAATATCTCTAATTGCTTTTATATGTTCTATAATTATTTTTTTATTTCCTCTTTGTATTTCAAATATTTCATGTAATCCTTCATTTGTTGGATTGTCATTATTTTGTAAAATTTTAATAACAAGTGATATAGCAGTTTTTACATATTCACTCATTTTTTAGTCTCTAGTTCTTTCATTTTCTTTTTTATAATATCTAAAACCATGTGAATTTCATCATCAATTTTATAACCCCATAATTTTTGTAAATATTCTGTATTATATAATTTAATATCTATTAATTCTTTTAACTTATTCCAATTGTCTTTGCACTTTATTAAATCATAAATATCATACTCATCAACTCTTGTAATTGCACAACCTCTAGATTCACCATTATCAAGTCTTTCATATTCTTTAATTATCATTTTTAATCGTTTGTTTTCTTTATAAACCTCATTGTATTTATTAACTAATGTGTTATATTCTCCTATTGATACCTTATTCATTCTGACACCTCTTTTTTCTTATACCCACCTAAACAACCAGTTTGATTATCTTTGATTTTTTTAGCATATAATATACATATTTTCGGTAGAAAATCATAGTTTGGTTTTGAGCAAAAATAACACTCTTTACATTCTGTACAAGGTTCAAATTTATTTTCTATTTCTTTTATATTGTCTGATAAGCATAACTCCCTATCTTTCTTCATATCATCTATGTAATTCATTATTCTGACACCCCGCTTAATGTTTTAATACATCTTCTTATTTTCATTCCATCTTGTGGTTCTAAATATGCATCAAAATTTGATAATATTTTTAATGCTTTATTAATTATTTCTTGTTGCTTATTGACTTGTTGCAAAATCATCATCAACAAAAAACTCATAATCTTCTAATATTCTTATTATTTTTTCTTTATCCATATTCTTATTTATTCCTTTCCAAATATTCTTTTAGTTTAGGGTCATATTCACCTAAAATTTTCAATGTAGTAAAATAATTATTCTTATATATTTTTATCATTTTATTTAGGTTGCTCATTTTTATTAACAAACAGCCTATGATAAATATTAGTATGTATATCATTTCATTAACTCCTCAATTTTCTTATTATTTTGCTAATTTAATGAACATTAGTCAATCTTTATTTCACTATCAATACCTTGTTCTTCAGCATATTCATATGTTCTTTCCATATCCTCAAAGAACATACCGTTTAGAAGCTTTATTTTGTCTATTTTATTTTCTAATTCAACAACCTTGTTTGTTACTACTATTACAAATGTTATTAAAAAAATTGCTATTACTAAAATCGGTAATATTGTTTTTATTTTCTTCATTTTTACAACTCTCTTTCTATTACTAGGAATTTGACTCTAATTCCAATCATTATCAGTCATATTTTTTATTTTTTGTAGTATATAGTTTATTTCAATCTTTTGTAAATTTATTAAATGATTTAAACTGTCACCTTTATGCCAATCAAGAAATAGTGTATAATTTTGATATTTTTTTGGTTTTAAGTATAAATGACACATACCATTTTTTTCTTCTTCAAATTTTATATCTAAATTAAATATTAAAGCAATTTCTTTTTTTAAATTTCTTTTAAATAATTCATTGAAATAATTATTTAGAATTTTTGTTATCATCTTTTACACCACCTTCTACTTCATCAGCATATAATTTTGTTATTTTAGTAATACCTGTAAGTCCTAAATATTTTCCTTTATAAATTAACAATTCTTTATATTCTTCTAAGGAAATAGTAATTACCTTATTTATTTCTACTTTTTCCATTTGTGGAATTTTTGGTTTTCCTTTTGAGTTATATCTTTCAATCAGATCATTATAATCAACTGCATCATTTATTATATTTTTAAATATTTGCATTATTTTCACCTCCATTGGTTTCATCATCACTTACCTCATCAGTCATTAGTCTATAAACTGCAACTATCTCTGAAAAATCTATTCCTATTATTTTATTTTCTGTAATTCCTTTTGCTTCATAACTGCTTATCATACCATTTCCAGTAAATTGATTGGCGTTTGAAGAAAATTCTTTACATTTCATATCAATTTCTTTACCATTTCTTAAAACAAATCTAATTGTCATATTCTTCCTCCTTTAAAATTAAAATTTTATTTAATTCTTTTATTGCATTATTAATACCATAAATTAACTCTTGTTTTCTGGGATAACCAATTGTTGCATTATATAAACTCTGTCTTGCTTGACACATAACTTTAACAATATCCCCTTTTTCAGTATTTAATAACTTTTCATAAGATAATTTAACCTGTTCCAATTCTCTATACATTTGACCAATTCTTAATATTAAATAATAATCTTCAATATTATCAAAATCATCTGCTATCTTTTCCTTGTAGTTATCAATAAACTCTTTCACATCACTATATTTTTTCAATGTTTCAAACCTCCAATCGTATATATAGGAATTTAACAAAATGACATAATTCTGTTAAATTCATTTTTTTATATTAAAATCTTAATTTTACCTAGATTTTATAATCATTTTCCTGTTGTCAGGAAAGTGTTATTTTTTTGTTGAATTTACAATTTTTCATTTTGTAAAATTGTATAGGTTTAAGTGAAGTGATATGCTATTGCATACCACCACTTATATATTTATTTTTTTGTTCTAATTTTACATTAGTATCAATATTTATATTCAATGTTATTTTGCTTAATTCATCAATTATAATGTTTACTGACTTTCTATCTTGTTGCTTTTCTTTTAATGGCTTGTATTTTAATTGTGCAAATGCTAAACCAACTAATTTAATATTTCTTTCTTTTAATTCAATATAATTTTGATTATTAACTTGAAAAGTACCAACTGTATATAAAAAACAATTCTTTCTTCCTTGCATAGCATTTGTTAATTCAAAATTATTATGTATTGGTCTTGATTGACCACCTAAAACATCATCATCAATATATTTCATATCAACTACCTAAATAAAAGTTCTTTCTTTTTTCATTTTTATCATCTGTATTCCAACAAATGTATAAAAGTGTTATTCTTTCGCTAGAATGATTTAACATTTCTTTCAAGCCAATAATATCACCTGTTTTTTCATAATATTGCCTAGCAAAGTATTTTCTTAACGAATGGCATCCAACAGGATATGACACTTTAACTGCATCGGCAAGTTGTTTTATTACCTGCCATGCTCTTTGTCGAGTAATTGGTTTATTTACACCTTTTCTGCTTTTAAATAAGTATTCGCCATCTATTAACTCATTTCTATTGATATAGCCTTGAATATCCTTGTATAGTGATGGATGCAGTTCAAATGACTGTTCCTTATTAGTTTTAAACTCCCTTGTATAAACACCACCATTTTTAAAATTATCAACTCTTAATTGAAGTATATCTTCTATCCTAAAAGCCAAATTCATTCCAATAACTAAAATCATATAATTTCTATCCCATAAATACCTTTGTTCTTTATTGTTATCCACTTCTGCTTGATTTCTTGTCTTTTTACATAATACAAGCATATTATTAATATCATGTGCCTCAAATGGTCTTACAGTCTTTCTACCAAAGTTTACTCTAAATGTTCTACTCATAAACAGTCCTCATTTAATCAATCTTATAGCAGATATTTTGCCATTTTTTGTAAGCATCAAGATATAGTTCTTTTTTATCACCATTATATGTAAATTCATAATACATTCCATCTGATAATGTTGTACTTAATAATGCCTTATTATTTTGTAATGTTTTACAACTCCAAACTACAAATACACAATCTTTTGTAATGTTTATTAAAGCATCACTTTTATCCAAATTAGAATTTACATATTCAACTAATCTTGACACACATAAATCTATAAATTCATTATTTTTCATCAACATTCACCTCTTTTACTATAAAATCATCGCAATATATTCTATTTATTTCATCACATAATCTTTGTGCTTCGATCGGAGTATTAAAATATAACAATTCTAATGCTTCATTAATATCTTTATCGTTAAATATATATGGTTCTAATGGATAGCAACTTCTATATATACGATGCTTACCTATATTAGTAGAATAATACAATGCTCTTTCACCACTCATACCTAAACTTTTACCTATTATATTAAACTGCTCTTTACTTGGTGATAAACAAATGTATTTAACCATTTTATTCTACCTCCTCAGTTTCAAAGTTTATTTTCATTTGATTTTCATCAACATCCTCTTTCGGAATATATTTTAATAGTTGTAATGGTGTTTCTAATGGTATGTTATGTGTTGACATATAATCTTTTATTTGCATTGCCAACTCTTTTTCGTTATTTTTTAATTTAAATAATTTTTTTACTGCCTTTTCTATATATGTTGGAACATTTACATATTCCATTTCTTTATCTTCTATCATTTTTCATTCCTCCAATATTTATTACAACTTTTATCTTTAAAAAACTCATTTAACGGCAAATTATTACATCTATAATTGTTTGCTAAATCAATTGATTGATAAATTATTAAGCAAACAATTGCAAAGAATAATAATATTCCTATTATGCTCTTAATTTTATTCCTTTTTTTCATGCTTAGGTTCATATTCAATCCTTTCTAGTTGTCTATCAACTTTATTTTTCATAATTGTTTTTATATCTTCTGTTGGAATATCATAATATAACTGAAATTGTTTTAACATAACCATAACATCAGCAATCTCTTCTTTAATCTGTTCTTTTGAATAATCTACATTTTTTATATTTAATAATGGTGCTACTACATTAGTTATTCCTAAAGCAATCCTTTCCATTACTCCTGTATTTCTTCTTTTTATAATTGCCTCATTTAATTCAAATACTTCACTTTGAAAATATTTTAATTGTTTATCCATGCCATAATGATTTATAATCTTTCTTAATTTTTCATTCATTTATTTTTCCTCCTTTTCATTTCTAGCATTAAATCTATTTTGAATTTATCTTTTGCATTTCTACAATATATTGATTTATATACTTCTAAATCAAATCTATATCCATCCATAAAGAAATCAGATGGTTCTAAATCAATAAATTTTATAACTTTGTTTGCTACTTGATATATTAATTTTATTTGACCATAAACAAACTTAAATTCCATAGAAGTTGGTAAATTTATTGAATATTCGCCATCTTCAACATTTAGATAATTGTCTTTAAATTTAAATATGGCAAATTTATATGCCTGTGGACAATATTTTTTTAAAGACCTTAATTTTTTTGTGAATCCATTATCATTAGAAATTGAATTATTAAAATTATATTGATATACTTTCGACATTATCAACCTCATTGTTTAACCCTTTAACAATGCTTTTAGAGTTTTAACTTTACTCCTCAAATTTTTATTTTCTTTTTTTACTTTATCTAATTCTTGGGGTTCTTTCAATTTATCCATGAATATTTTATATAATTCATTTTTTATTGTTTGTTCTAAAGCAGAGTTTTCTAATTCAAGAGTATTTATCTTTCTGATCAGTTGAAATTTGTCTAATTTAAACAAATCAATTGCTTTTTTTGTTTTTATCATCTGATGTAGACCTCCCTTTTAAATATTTTTTTAATTTATAATATGGGGTTGACCTGTCAGCAATAATATCTTTAGCAACTTCATTCCAAGTTTTACCTTCTAAAAATCTTTTTCTAATAATAATGCGAATTTCACCATCATCAACATTATTTAAAAATTCTTCTATTTTAGTTAATTCATCAATCAAATTGTCTTTTTTATTTTCTAATTTTGTTGTTAATTTTGCTAATTTTATTCCTATTCTTTCAGTTGGATTATTGTTATTTCCACTAGCATTTATTGGCATACCTGTTATTTTAGATGAACCAATGATTGTTGTTTCAAGTTCTTCAATGCTATCTTTCAGTTGCTCTATTTCAACTTTAATATTATGATATCTAGATAATTCTTTTATTGTCATATACCCTCCTTATTCGTTTAAATCTAATTGTCTAAAACTATTAGTACCTAATGTTTGTTTATCTTCAACATATCCATATTTTTTCATATCTTCTAATAACCAATCAGGAATAATACCATTTTCTATCCACATTAAAGCCTTTTCGTAATTTCTTGTTGCATAAACATCTTCTAATTCATGTACTCCTTTTTTAAAATATCCATCTTTGAACATCATATCTAATATTGGTAATGCTCTAAATGTTTTTGATGTCTCACACTCATTAATCAACTCATTTATGCTTGGCATATATTTACTCTTGGATATTATGGACTTAATAGCATTATTTAAAGTTAATTCGTTATACCCTGATAAAAACTCTTGATACATACTAATCATCCCTGCAAGTTCTTCTGTTTTTAAATCTTTGAAATAGTAAGGATATGCTATTTTTAATTTTACGATTGCACTACTTATTAATCTTGATTGTTCCATCGTAGACTCCTTTTAACAAATCCCATTGTTCATCATTTTGAGATTTATTTTTAATTTCATTTTTGTACTCATCCAACCAACATTGATTATTAAAATATGTATCACCATGTTTTACATATTGGATGCTGATTTTATTTTTTCTTATATATTCAACATAATTATTAATTCCCTTTAAAACTTGTTCATAAGTTGTTCCTTTTTTTCTTGCTAAAATATATTTAGTTAATGATTTTGTCTTACCTTTTTTATTAGGATATAATTCCCAAAGTTTTTCAAATTCTAATTCATAATTGGATTTGGAAGTTATCGTATTTTCTACTGGTTCAACAGGAAGCATCAAAGGTTCAGTCTGATGGTTATTATCTATACTATACTCCTCTGTTCTATTCTCTTCTATTCTATTCTCTTCTGTTCTATTCTCTCTTAGCATTTGCTTAGCGTTTACATCTAATGTATATTTTTTGGATGCATTGTCATATATCAGCATTTGTTTTTCTTCTTGATATATAGTAGGCTTTACCCTTCGGCTATCTAGCCAATTATTGTTATTCCAATCAGTAATTACAATTACGCCTGTTTTAAAAGGTATAATAAAATTTTTTAATACAAGAATTTTCAAACTATCTTCTGTACCACCATATAGTCTTAATACTTTTCTTGGCGAAACAAATCCCTCATCGTCAGCATTCATTCCCAATAGAAAATATAATGCTTTTGCTTCCATTGGTAAGTCTAAAAAACTATCTTGATTTATTATTTCTAAATCAAACATTCTTTTTCTAGCCATTTATATCACCTCACTTTTTCAACTCTTGCCACATCTTTTTACATAAAATTGCTACTATAAATACCCCAAATAATGTGATTATTAAAAGGAAAAATAATTCTAAAACTTTAAAAATCATAAATTTTCCACATCCTCATCTTTTAAATCTTTCGTAAGGTGATAGATGGCATAATTTGTTAAATGTCCATATCTATTTTTACCTTGAACAATTTCGGTATTGATACCAAAACCTCTTTTTCTTAAAACAAAGATAATTCCTGACAATCTAGTTGCATTAAACATATTAAATGCTTGTAAACTTGTAATGCTTTTATTCTTTCTTAAAAACGCTATAATCTCTTGTGTTTGACTCTTATTTTTTGCAGACATAGTATTTTTCCCCCTCTGCATATTTAACGGTAATACCATATCCTTGTGAAGCACATTCGATAGAAACTTTTTCAATATGTTCTTCCATCTCTTTATCAAAATGATTTACGATTGATATGAATATTAGAATTACAACACCTATTCCTAAACCTACTAAAAATTGTTTTACCCATGGTTTTAATTTTCTTTTAGTCATGTTGTACCTCCTTAATTCCTAAATATTGATAAAATATATCAGGATAGATAATGTAATTCCATCTTTCTTTTACCTTTACTGCTGAGCCAAATGGTAACCTCCCTGTTTGTAGTCCAACTCGTATAAATTGTGGTGATTTATGCATCAATTCTGATGCTTGTTTAATTGTTATCTTTTTCATAAAAAATCCTTTCTTATAATTTGTTTTTGTTTTTAGTTTGTCTGACTAAATATTAGTTAAGTTTTCCTTAACTTTTTCTGTAAAAAAATATATTCTTACATTTTCGATAGGTTCATTAAATAAGTGCATGGTCATTGCCATTTCTGGTTGTGTAAAAGGTCTTTTGTTTTTAAATCTCAAATTCAATGTTTGTTCAGTTATACCAATATATTTTGCATATTCACTTTGTGTTAAACCTAACTCTCTTATTTTTCCTTTAATTTTAGAATAATCAAAGTCCATACTATCCTCCTTTCAGGTTAATATTTTCTTAACCTAAACAAAGTATAGTATATTTTTTCTTAACTGTCAATAATTTTAGTTAAGTTTTTTTTAATTTTTTTGTTTTTTATTTAAAGTTTTGTTGCTTTTTTCTTAACTATTGTTTATAATAATATTAGAGGAGGTTGATATCAATGTTAGAGGATACCTTTGCCAACAGATTAAAAAAGGCACTCGATTACAATAATATGCGCCCCATCGATTTAGCAAATAAGACTAAAATATCAAAAGCACAAATTTGCAATTATTTAAAGGGTACATATAAAGCAAAACAAGATAAACTTTATATCATTGCAAAAGCACTTGATGTCAGTGAAGCATGGTTAATGGGATACGATGTAGTTATGGATAGAGAATGGTTCCCTGATAATAAAGAAGATTTAACAAACATAGCAATTGATAATGCACGATATATCGAAACAACAACCAAAACTGTAAAGATACCAATACTTGGTAAAGTCCCTGCTGGTGTTCCTATTGAAGCGATAGAGGACATAATTGGATATGAAGAAATTCCTGCATCAATGTTAAGAGATGGTAATAATTATTTTTCATTAAAGATTGATGGTGATAGTATGTATCCTGATTATAAGACTGGTGATATCATTATAATAAGACAACAAAGTGATTGTAATTCTGGTGATGATTGTGTTGTTATGGTTAATGGTGATGATGCTACTTTTAAAAGAGTTGTAAAGCAAGAAAAAAGCATAATTTTAAAACCATTAAATAATAAATATGAGCCTTACTACTTTGATGAATATGAAATTATGACTAAACCAGTCAAAATAATTGGTGTAGCAGTTGAAGTAAGAAGAAAGTTGAGGTAAATTCATGGGTACGAGAATTAGAACTGTTAATAAGATTGGAAAAGGGAAATATTTTACTACAAGTTGGAAAGTAAGTGATTATTTAATTTGTAACATTTTATATTTCATATTTTTCTATTCATATTATCTAATTTTTAAATATTTATTCTATATACCAATAAAATGGTGTATTAGTAAAATTATTAAAATTGTTAAATCAAAACAGGCATAAAAAAAAGACTTACTGCTCGAACAGTAAGTCAAAATGAAAAATCGCATTTAGTCAGACAAACTAAAAACAAAATATAAGATATAATGTTATGGATTTTTCTATTTCATTATATCAAAAATGCTAGAAAAACACAATAAAATGAAAGGATTTTGATATATGAAATTACAAAATGGATATGGAACAACATATAAAGTTAAAGGAAAGAGAAGAAAACCATGGCGAGTAAGGGTTACGATCGGATGGGATGATAATGGTAAACAAATTTTTAAAAATTTGGGATATTTTAAAACTCAAGCAGAGGGATTAAAACAATTAGAGTTATATCATACAAATCCATTATTAATTGACAATAAAACCGTTACATTTAAAGAAATATATGAAATTTGGAGCGAAGAAAAATATAAAAAAATTTCAAAAAGTTCAATTGATGGATATATAAATGCATATAAATATTGTAAAGAATTATATAATATTCCATTTGAACAAATAAAATTAAAAGCATTGCAAGATATAGTGAATAAAGCAGATGGAAAATTAGCAACTCAAAAGAAAATTAAAGGATTATTTGGATTATTATATGATTATGGAATTGCAAATGATATTGTATTAAAAAAATATTCAGATTATATAATTTTAAGTGAACAAAGGGAGAAAAAAATCAGAACTACATTTTCAGATGAAGAAATAGATATTTTATGGGATAATGTTAAGTTGATTCCCTTCGTTGATGTAGTATTAATATTAATATATACAGGAATGCGTCCTGGTGAGTTATTAAAAATGAAAAGAGAAAATGTATTTTTAGATAAAAATTATATGATAGGCGGTTCTAAAACTGAAGCAGGTATTAATCGAATTATACCAATACATCCAAGAATAAAACCACTAATTGAAAACTGGTATTATAATTCAAACTCAATATATTTAATATATAATAATGCAAATAATAAAATTTGTTATCAAAACTTTAGTGATAGAAATTGGGCAAATGTTATGAATACATTAAATTTTGTGCATTATCCATATGATTGTCGACACACTTTTGCAACTAGAATGGATGATGCAGGAGCAAACAAATTATGTATTAAATTAATCTTGGGACATAGAATAAACGATATTACTGATAAAGTGTACACACATAAAAAAATAGAACAACTTATTGAAGCAGTTAATATGCTTAAATAGGTTGTTTTTTTATAGTTATTTTGGGTCTTACATGGGTCTTACCTGGGTCTTACGGACTAGATTTAAGTGTGTTTTACCGATATCTTAAATAAAAAAACCTCATAAATACAAGGTTTTATGGGGTTTAATTTATTACATTTACTCTTCAAAGAAGAAATCATCAAAGAAATCATCATAATCAGAATCATTATCTTTTTTGACATTATTTTTTGGTTCTTCTTTATTTTCATTATCCATTTTTTCTTTATCATCTTTTATTTTAAAGTTTTCAAAATCAACCATATTACTATGAATAATCTCATTTACATTTGGATCAGTTGATATATTTCTTGTATCAAATAATTTTTCCTCTTCACTATTACTCTTAACAGGTTCTGGTTCTGATGCAGGTTTATCTATATTTTTTTCTTCTGAATTATTAATTACTTCTTCTTTAGATTCTATTTTTTTATTTTTTTCTGCTTCCTGTTTCTTCTTTTCTTCTTCCTCTTCTTTTTCAAGTTCAGCAATTTTAGCATCAATTTCTTTTATCATTTTATCAATGTCCATATCAGAACCCATATTTGGCATACCACCAGGCATTCCTCCACCACCAAATGGATTCATACCAAAAGGTGAACCTCCACCCATAGGTGAAGAACTACCATCCATGCCAGCATTTTTTAATTTTTCTTGTTTTTGTTTTCTAACAAATTCTTTTAAATCAAATGTTTTTATTTGAGTCATTTCCCTTTGTGGATAAACAACATTTTTACCATAATGGTCAGCACCCCTACCAAAACCAAAATCAGTATCCCAGTCCATTTTTAACTTTCCTCTGAAAGGCGCACATCTTTGTTTAATTAATATAATTTCATCAGGCTTCATTCTTTGAAGTTCTGATACAGTAATAAGAGGTCTTGTTTCTTCTTTTTTATCTTTACCAACTCTAACAAGCTTATCACCACATAATTTACTAATTTCTTCTAAAGCTGATAATTCTCCTGTTAATAAATATATTAAGTTACCACAGTTACCACGAATAGTTTCTGCATCATGATCACCATAATTTTGTTTTAACTGTGCAAAATTCTGAATGATAAACGTAAATCTAATTTGTCTTGAACGAGCAGCAGTAACCATTGTTGTAATATCTTTAAACTTAGGCATGTTAGCAAACTCATCAAGTAAGAAATTTGTTCTAACAGGAAGTTTTCCACCATGTTGTTGTGCAACATTTATTAAAGCTTCATAACATTGTTTAACAAATATAGTAGCAAGTGAATGGTATGTTGTTTTTTCATCTTGTATAATCATAAATACCGCTGTTGGTTTTTCACCTATACTATCCATATCAAAATCACTCTTAGAAAGCATTTCAGATAAGTTTTTAGTAACAGCTAGTGTTTTAACCTTGTCCTTTAATACAGATACGATACCACCTTTTGTTTCATTTGGTGCATTAACTGTACCTAAAGCATTAACACATGCTGGCGAAGCTGGATCTTTAGCATTAAAATATTCCTTTAAATAGTTTGATGCACCATACTTATCTTCACCTGTTGTCATCATTAAATTAACACTATTTATATTTATTTCTTCCTCTGGAGCATCCTCAAATAAAGCAAGTGATAAACCAGTTAAATAACTTGCAGCTGAATTCTGCCAAAATGGATCATTTCCTTGTCCATCAACAACTATATTAAGTGATAAGTCGTTTAATAGTTCGTTTGCTTTATCAAAATTACCTTCCTTTTGATATTTGTATGGTAAATGATAAGGATTCCAACAGTTACCTTTTTGTGGATCACGGAAATTAAGTATTATAATTTGATAACCAAGTTCTCTCATTATTCCAGAATTATCATTATATATTTCACCTTTAGGGTCAGATATAATCATTGATTCTCTACCCTTTATAAGCATTTGAACAGTTGGATTAATTATACCTTGAGTTTTACCTGAACCTGTCGCACCAATAACAAGTGTATGACTTTCACCATTATCTACATAAGCTGCTTCTTTATCATATACTAAAGGGGTACCACCTGCTTTTGCTTCTTTTTCAACATATGGAACTCTTACAACACCTTTGGCTTTTTTTATTTCTCCCTCTTTTGCCCATCTAGCATAACCATCTTCTTTTTTCTCACTAGTATAACCAAAACCTTTTTCTCTAGTAAAGAAATATGATGATGTACTTGCAAATAGAAATGCAATAGAAGCAATCCAAAGCATTATTGTTACACCAATATATTTTGGAGTAAACGCTAAAAATGGATTTAATCCCCAAGGTGTACCTTCATTTATAATAAATGAGAAATTAAGTACACATAAACATACTAAATAAAGCATAAAAACAGATATTACTGCAAATGCTATTACATCTTTCTTTTCTGCCCTAAACTTTAATTTCATAAAATCTCTTCCTTCTTATCAATTTATTATATTATAACAAAAAAATAAGTATTTTGAAATACTTATTTAATTATTGGTTTGCATATTTATTATATATATTTCTAGCATTTTGCCTTCTTACAGATCCAGCAGAACCAACTTCATATATTCTTACAAATGTTGATGCCGCATCTTCAGGACTTGTTGCATTCTTTAATGAATCATTTAATCCACTATAACCTTCTGCTTCTTGTTTATAAAAATCAAGTTGCATTTTTAAATCATCAATAGAAGATACATTTTTAGATTTCCAAAATTCATAAAAATTTGTTTTTCTTCCTGGATCAGTCCATTGTGCTAATCCATAACCATATGTTAAACCATTATAATTATAACCATGCCAATTTTTTGGTACAGCATATTTTGATGACTGTACAAACTCCTCTTTTGAAATTGAACCATCATTTACTTTTGATGTAAAGCCTTCATCTCCAAGTAAAGATTGTGCTTTAGACGCGTCCTCAACATTGTTAGGCATAAATCCAGATTCTTGCATCCAATTACCCATAACACCAGAAACTCCAGCTTTACTATATCCTAGTCCTAATAAATAATTCCAAATTTGTTCTTCGTTAGTATTTCCTACTAATACTCCTCCAGAAGAACATTGAATAAATAAATTAGTTGGATCAATGGCAGAATCCTGATCATTATGAAATTCAAAATGTAATCCTGGATTAGATGAAGCTCCAATCACTCCAATTTTAGTACCTTTTGATATATTATCACCCTGTCTTAATGTTACTGAATCCAAATTATTATATACTGAGTAAAAATTATATTCATTATTACCAATAACAATATTATGTTTTATCTTAACCCACGATCCATACGTATCATTCACTGAACCACCAATAGCATTTTTTATATTATTTACAAGGATAGCTTGACCACTAGAATTTAAATGTAAACCATCATTTGTATATGAAGACTTAATATATCCATTTGATTCATTAAGTCCATTTGTTACATCAACATATGTTGCCCATGAATTTGATGAACACCAAGAACTCATAGTTTGATTAAAGCTATCTATCATAGCATTTGTAACAGAACCTCTATACTTAGTTCCAACATGATATACACTATTAACATATATTTGAGCACTTGGGTATCTTGTATGAAGACTATTTAACATATTTTGCATATTTGAAGTCTGACTAACATTATTTACCCCTAACATAACTGATATACCATTTGCAGTACTAGGCAAAGTAACTCTTGTTCCTAACACAGTACCACTACCATTACTTGCTACGCTCTCCCACTGTGCTGGAGTAGAACTTGTAACCGCCGCGACTGTATTATTTTGACCTAAACCCTCAAGATTACTTTTAATTCCTACATATCTTGAATCACCTATAAATAAATAATTTGATATTGATGATGTACTTTGATTTGAACTTCCACTTGTTCCAACACTATCAACAACACCATTTGCAATAGCAAATACATCAGTTCCAGCTGAAACACCTGCAGTAGATGAATTTAAATCAACACCTCCATGAAATCCAGCAGAAGTTACACCAAAAGAATTATTTTCACCAAAAGAAACCGTTGTTCCTTCTGGTATATTTACAGGTTTTTGAAGTTCGGATACTAAATTTGCATCAATTGCTCCCAAACAACTATCAGCATAACCTTCACTATCAGAATCAATATATTGTAAAAATATATCTTTAAATAAATTTTTATTTGATACTATATCTTTATATAAATATTCCTTTTTTTCTTCTCTTGCATCACCTGTAAGTCCACCTAACATACTTCTAAACTCAGGAATATATTCAAAATAGTATTTCATTAAATAATTTTTATAATTTTCTTCTTCATAAATATATGAATCATAATAATAAACATATATATGCCCAACACTTAATTTAACATCAGTTATATCAGCAATTCCATAAAATATATCCCCAATCACTTGCAAAATTGAATGACCAAACTCAGAAGTTGCCTCACCAGACTCTTCAAAGAATGAACCCGAATAATCTGATCCAAGAACAAATGCCCATAATTCTTTAAATGGAGCCATTATTGCATTAAAAGCCGCTCCTGCAAATCTTTCAAGAACATCTAGCATATCGCTACCAATTGTTTTACCATATTCAGATAAAAATTCAGTTAATGTTGCTTTTTTAGGTTCACCAGATCTTGTAGCTAAACCAAAGGCATCTGTATGAAACTGATTTCTTGCAAGTTTTCGCAACCTATATATCTTGCCAGAATTATACACAAGACCATTTGAATCAACAGTTTGCTGTGCTTCATCAAATTTACTTTTAGCATAACTTCTTACTGCAGCAAACATACCACTATTTGTAGATTCCGAATTCATAGAACCATCTATTGCATCTGCACCTTCTATTTCACCATATTCAGTATCATATCCCATACCTTCTGTATAAAATAATGTTGCTAAAATAAGTGGTACATCCATACCAGTTCCATTATTTGAACATCCATATCTATCACACAAATCATCTAATTCATCATAAAAAGCTTCTTTTGAATCCTGGAATCCATATCCGTTATAAAAGTTAGTTACTTTTTCACTAAAATCAGCAGTCTTAGTAATAGCTTCATCTATATTACCCCAAACTTCCATTAATGGACCTAGTATTAGTTCTATTACAAAAAAGGCAAGTACTAAAATTAGAATTAATCCACCAACATATGGTGCAATTGCAAGCAATATTTTTTTTGCTGCCTTTTTGGCAGCTGCTTTTGCTGCGGCCTTCGCAGTACTTTTGGCAGCCTCTATAGGATGCCTTGCTTGATATGCTTTAGATTTTAAATTGTCCCTTTTTATATTTTGAATATCCCTTTTAGAGTTTTTTAGATTATTTTTTTCTTGTTTCTCTTTTGCTTTTGCATCTTTTGCTTCTGATTTAACATTTTTATATTCTTCCTTATCAGAACTAGTTCTTTGTCCTCTTGGAATAGAATTTCTTCTTTGTCTTGCTTGATTTAATCTATCTTTTGTTTGATCTTTATTATCTGATGCTTTTTTTAAATTATTTTTAGCAGTTTCTTTTCTACCCTTTGCATTATTTAATTCATCTTTGTAATAATTTTTATTATTAACTTTTCTATCAAAAGCTTCTTTTCCACTATCTGCCTTGGCATAATTTTTATTTTTAGAATCATTTAATCTTTCTATATCTGCATCAGATACATTTGATACATCACTATTTGTTTCACCGGCAAAAGAACTACCAGATTCTTCAATTCCGCTAGTTCCAGATTCATTAAAATCTGATGAAGGTACTGAAGGTTCAGTTAATTCTTCAGCAAAATCATCTGAATTATCAATTTCAACATTTTCAAAATCGTCCTTCATTTTTACCACCTATTTTTTATTATAATCCGCCTCTTGTTCCAAATGAATCAAGTTCAGCATCAGTTGCAATTACACTTATTTGCATACGCTTACTTCCACATACAAATAATGCATCACCTTGATTATAACGTTTAATATTTTCTTTTTCATTATCATTTAAATCTATTAATCTAGATAAATCCTCAACAGCTTGTTTTTTAAGGCCCATAACTAGATAATATGAAGCATTATCAAATATTGCTTTACCTTGCATTAATACATCAGGTGCTGCAAAGTCACTTGGTTGTTGTGTAATAACTATTGTTCCTGAATTATATTTACGAGCTCTTCTTTGTACTTGTGCTAAGAAATCTGCACCAAGAGTATTGTCATTAGCAAGTAAGATATGAGCTTCATCTACTTGAAGTACAGTATTTTCACTTGCATCTAAACATAGTCCCCAAGCATACTTTAATATATTAAAGAATAAAGCATTCTTAATATTTTTTTCAGCATTAATTAACTCTCTTATGTTAAATACAATAAAGTTTGATCTTGGACTTATTGTTGTATGTCCATTGAAATAATGTTCTAATCCTCCAGAAATAAGAGGTCTAACTTTTATTTCAAGTTTTTCCATTATATCTCTTTCTCTAGTTGCTTCACCATAAGATAATATTCTTCCTCTTATAGTTGTATAAACATCACTAAATGTTGGAAAATCTGCTGAAGTTAATTTTGTAAAATCAGTTTTAACATTTATATTAAATCTTTGGTATGTTTCTACAACAACTTCATTAAATAAAGTAAGTACATCTTCTTCAATAGATGGATCATAATATTTCATAAATGCCTTTAATGTCTGAAGCGTTTTTGTTAAAACAGCATATCCAACACCTCTTTGTGATTCTTCATCATCAGCATCAGGTACTATTTCAAGTGGATTAATCATACCAAATTCTCCACCTCTACCTAAATCTATAAAATCACCGTTATAAAGTCTTGCCATTGGTTCAAGTTCACCTTCAGGATCTATAGCAATAATCTTATAACCATTTCTAACATGTGATCTTAAAAGTAATTTACCAGCAGTAGATTTACCACTACCAGAATTACCTAAAATAATCATATTAGCATTATTTCTATTATGTTCTTTTTTTATTTGATATAAGAATTGATTAAATAATATTATACCACCAGAGAAATCTACACCAAGCAAACATGATAATCCTTGGTCTTTGATACTATCAAATACAAAAGGATACATAGCTGCTAGTGTTGGTGAAGGAATCGGTGTACCAATTCTATCTTCAATATCTTGTTTTTCAAATATTGGTAAACAAGACTTTAAAACTTTTTCTTGTTCGAATCTTAAAGGAACTGCTCTCATTTCCATTGCTTCTAAAGTTGATTTTAATTGGATTTTAGTTCTTTCAAGTTCCTCTTTTGTATCTGCAGTTATCATTATGTGTAATTGAAAATCAAATACCTTAGATTGATTTGTTGTAATAACTTTTATAAAATTTTCTAATGATTCATAATCTTGTCTAATTCTCTCTTGATAAGTAGGATCTGATTCTTTTTGATATCTTTCATTTAAATCAAGTAATTGTTTATTAAGCATTTTTGAAACAACTTCAAATGCTACAGGAATATGTTTAATTACTATTTTAACACCAGCCATACCAGATGTTAAACTTGATAAATACCCATGAGTTATGTACTTTGGATAAGAAAGTACAGTTAATATAGTTGCATATTTATCACTAATTATAAAATCAGAAGAATTAAATGTCATTCCTTTTGGAGCTAATTCTTTTTTAATCCCCATTTGCAATCACCGTCCCACTTTGAAATTTCGCACCACCATTTAAGAAATTATCTAAAATTGTTCTTAAATCTTCATTAGATGTTTGTGATGCAATTAAGCCACAATTTGCTAAATTATTTATAAGATTTCTTATTTTCTTTTGTATTGCATCATTATCCTTTTCTTTAAATAATATAAAGTATTCAGTATCAACAATACCATTATTCATAAACATTTCTGCTTTTGATATATCATCCATTATTAACTTTCTATAAACTGGACTTTGAGTATTATTTAGTTGCAATTGTAATTGAGATATATATAAATTAATATCAACAGGTCTATCTGCAATTATTAACCAAAATTCATAATCAATTAGATTATAAAATGTTTTAAAAGCTTCTATAATATTATTTTGATAATTTTCTTCTAGTATAAATATATTTCTAGGTTGTATTTTAACACCAGTAACCATTTGTTTATTATCAAGTACAATCATATTATTATTTATTTCTTTAACAGAAATCCAATTTTCAGTATAAGCACTACTTGTATTCATTCTTATAACACCAACCTTCCCATTTATAATTTCTTCTTCCATAATAGAAATTAATTATTTCTTTTATAAGTGTAAGTACATTATGATAATTAGGTATTGGAACTACCAAAAAAGTACAAACAAATAGTGGCGTAAGGCAAATTAATGCCGTTGCCAAACTTTCAGGACTAATAATTATTAACAATAAAACTGTTACTATTACACCAATACCAAATAATATTAAGTCAAATTTATTAAATAAACCAAATATTAATGTACCTTTTTTTGCATTAGCAGGTATTAAATAATTCACTATGTATCACACTCCTTTTTATTCCTTATCATCATCTGTACCAGCAAATGGGTTGGAATCATCATTATCATATTGATCAGCAAACATATCATCGTAAGAATCATTAGAATTATTATCGTTTTTTTGTGGCTCAAATGTTCCTCTTCTATATGTATCATCTGTTGATTGATTTTTCCATGCATTATTTAATCTTTCTTCATTAACTTCTATTTGAGCATTCATCATAGTATCCAAAGCATCATCAGTATCATCAGATTGAGTATTCTGTGTCGTATTATTTTGTATATTTGTAGAGTTAGAGTTTGAAGTAGAAGAACTGCTTGAACTATTTTGGGTGGATGAATTAGCTGATGTAACATTTTTAGGAGATTGATAATGTATATTGTCTTTATTTTCAATCTTTACTTTTCCTTGTGCTTGTTTAACACTTTCTGTAACGATTTGTTCTGATTGAGCACTATATTTATCCATTTCTTGTTTAACATTTTCTGATGAACCCTTATATAAATTATCGTATGTTGTTTTAGCATTTGATGCTTTAGTATTCACAATAGTTGTTAATGTTCCTAAACCTGATCCACCGAAGTTTAACTTTCCATCAGAATTTATTAATTTATCAGATATAGTTTTATCACTAGCAATTTTATTCGTTATAGAATCCAGTTTAGATGATATTGTTCCACCATCTGTTCCGTTGATAATTCCTTGGTCAATTAAATTATTTAAATTTTCTCTAAATTGATTAATAGAATACTTACTTGTTAGTAGGTTATTTTTTAAATCTGATATTGCATTTTGCGCTTCCACAGTTTTAGCATTTGCCCTTAAAGTATCTAAATTTGAAACGATAACATCTTTATCTGAAGTTATTTTTTCAACAGTTGCTTTTTTTATATTCGCATCCAACAATGCATCAACTGCATCACCACGAACCTTTCCTAAATCTTTTTTAGAATTTGCTTTAAATCTAATTTTTGCTAAATTAACATCAGTAATCATACCATCCTTATCATTTCCCATTTTTTTATTAAATTCTTCATTGCTTTTGACAGCCTCTTTGTAATTTTTATTAGCTATACGTTCAAGTCCAAAATCTGATTCAGAATATGCTTTTTTTGCATCTGCAAGACCAGATGTTAAGCCCTTTCCTTTTAAATATGCTCCTGCCGTTTTACCAGTACTTGTTAAGAATTTACCAGTTGCAGTTTCTTTTCCTGCACGTGCACCAAGTTTTTTAAAACCTTTATTCCAACCATGATGTGCAAGTCCTAAACCTAAGGCTGCAGCAGGATTAGCAACCGACGCAAGTCCTAAACCAACAGCTCCAGCTCCCAATTTTGCAGCTTGTTTAACTGCACCCCAAGCTGCTTGTGCTTGTTTTCCGACTACGGCCATTTCACCAAGTCTACCCCCAATACCACCTTTTAAACTAAGACTAGTTTTAAATATATTATTAATTAAATCAGGAATTTGTTTAACAAATATTAGCATTCCGACAATTAGTAAAACTTTTAATATAAATGACCATTCTGCACCTTCAAATTTAGCCATATAAGTTGATAAATTTTTAATCAAGAATAAATAAAATGCAATAGCTGCTATTCGTACAAAAACATCTAAAAATGTTTTTAAAACTTCTTGCCCCCAAGATTTTAAAATTTTATCTCCCGAAGCCATATATGCAACTATAGATATTGGTGCAGTTAATTCTAAAAATGCTAATTTAAATACTCTTATAGCCATATCAATTGCAAATAACAATAATATGTAGCAAGTCGCACCTCCAGCAATTATTGCAACTAAACCATCCCAATTAAATGCATAATCATCATCATCAAAATCACTACGGTATGCATTATCACCTTCTGTAGTTACGTTTATATGTTTTGCAACAGCTCCAATATATCTAATATCAGTAGTTATCATTTTTTCATATTTTTCTGATATATTTTCTGAAATTTGAACATTATCAGTAACTGGATATAATACTGAAGAAATCAAATTACCTGCAATGACTTGTCCACCATTTCCTCCAGTAGTACTATTTCCTCCAGTAGTACTATTTCCTCCAGTAGTACAATTTCCTTCTTCATTTTGATCGCATCTAAAATCCGCACCAACAATAATTTTTTCTATTAAGCTATTATCCATAATATTTTTCTGAACTGCATATATCTCATCAAAAGCAAATGGAATAACAACCATAAGAGCTAGCCCAATGATTGCCCTTTTAAACGCTGCTGCAACACCTTTTTTACTATCGTTTAATAAATCAGGATTTACAATAGCAGACAAAATAGTTACTGAAAAAGCAAATAACATAACTACACTTACAAGTACATATATGTTTGCACTTAACTGTTGAATTGTATCATCCTCTAAAAAACGAGTATTAGCAATATTGTAAAATATTAAATAAAAACTTTTTATAAGTCTGTATATAGGAATACATATCCATATAGTTAATTTTCTTAATAAACCACCCATTTTTTTACCTCCTATCCACCATTAATTATACAATACATTAAACTTGAATTAGTACTTGAGAATTCACCAATTAAAAAGCTTACAAGTAATGGTACAAATACAAATAATAATAGTAATCCTAATCTTTTTGGAAAATTCTTCTTAGCTTTTTGCATTTTTTCTACATCTGATGCCATAACTGCTTTTGCATAATCTATTGTTCCAAACAAAATTACTAATATTGGTGCCATTATTTCAAGTATTACATAAAATGTATGAAATATTGCAACATCATCACATGTTACTTCATATGGTTCAAAATCTATATCTAAATCAGGTGCTTTTACTCCATGTAATTCATCAGCTATTCTATCTATTGCATCATCCTTCATTTGTTGTAATTCATCTCTTATTGATGAATTATTTTGTTTTAGTGAATTATATGCATCTGATCCCATATGACTAGACATGCAAGAATCATAATTTGAAGCAGGAACATTTTTACATGAATTATATGCATTCTTGCAAGATTGATATTGTTGTGAATGGGAAGTGCACTGAGTATATGAAGGACCTGAACATATATAATTTGAAGCACTAGTGTTGCAAAGAGATGAACAAGGATCACTAGTTAAACAATCTTCATCATCAGAATAATCTTCATAGTCAATCATAGCATTTATTGCTTCTAAATAGTGATTATATCTATCCTCCGGCATAGTTCCAGGTTGATTTGCATATTCCGGAGTCATTCCTTCATAAAGATAAACAAAGTATTTTTTAAATAATTCTAAATCTTCCTCAAATACATATCTATTTACATTATCCCACCAATATTGAAAATATTCTTTTCTTGTTGTATCAGCTCTTTTATCCGAATTATTTATATATTTGTTCATATAATTATGCCATTTTGTTTTTGTCGCATCGTAATAATCTTTTGTATATGTCTTTTCATTTTTAGTGCTTTGATCAATAGGAAACTTAGAAAAATCCTCACCATAACCTTTTTCTTCTAATTTTGACTTGAATTCATTTAATCTTGTTTTTGGATAATTGCTAGATTTTTTTTTGTTTACGAATACCAAACCATCAACATCTATAATATAATCCATTAATCCTTCATGTATCCCATTTACAAAACTGTCTGCTTTAATTGTTATTAATCCATATAATGAATTGTTTGGCACCTTGTTTTTATATACTTTATCTAATCCAGATTTATATAAAGAAGCATTTGATTTAAATACCTGTGCATCATAAACTTTCACAGAATTTTTAGTTTTACCATTCCAATTTACATCAAGTCTAACATAATCACTACATAAATTATCATATTTTATATTTTTTGTAGAATAATATGGATTAGATAATCCAGATAAGGTATCATCTGTTTGTATACCAAAGTCGCACTTGCCTTTTTCAGAATTACACTTTAATAAAAAATAATCAATTTTTGCTATAGTTGTGTCTGTAGTATTGCCATAGTATGTCCATTGGATTTGTAATTTTGTAGCAATTGAATTTTCATTAATATAAGGAGGAATTAATATATATTCACATTCTGTTGCTTCTGCTTTGTTTTGATTTATAAAAAACGATATAAAAATTATTGATAATATTGTTAAAAACTTAGTTATTTTATTTTTCATAGTATAAACCTACTTTCCCAATAATATAATAACATAAAATGCAAAAAAAAAGAACATATTTGTTCCTTTTTTATTACTTTTTTATTGATATAGTGGGTCGTTTGCTATTGTACCATTACTAACTTCAACATCTTTAGCAGCAGTCCAACAATTCTTCCATTCAGTATTTCCAACGTATCCCATAACAATACTAACTATAAATGGAACTAAAAATGCGATTACAGCATAAACAATTCTTTTAATAAAAGGTTTTTGTGCTTCCTTCATTTTCTTTTCATCACCAGCAATAACTGCTTTACCAATATCTAAAGTTCCCCATAAAATAAGTGCTACTGGAACTGCAATTTGTAAAATATTTATAACTGTTCTAACAATATGTATTACTTGTAATAAATTTGTATTGCTACATAATCCTGTATTTCCCATTTGATTTCTCCTCCTAACATTTAATTATACTTTTATTTTATAACTATTATTTTGAATTGTCAATTAGTTATTAAAATAACTGTAAATAAATGTTAATTTAATAAGTCTTTTCTAATATATATTTTATAATTTTTATATTCTTTAATGACTATATAATTATAACTATTTTTTTCTAATTTACTATATA